AGAATATAATGGAGATCAATATCATGCGAATCCAAAATTATATGAGGCAAATGATTATCCTCATCCATTTAGAAAAAATATAACAGCAAAAGAAATTTGGGATAAAGACCAAAGAAAAAGACTTGCAGCAATTGAAAATGGTTTTGAAATTTTAACTATATGGGACAGTGAATATAGAAGAAATAAGAAAGAAACGATAGAAAATTGTAAAAAATATTTATATTTATGATATATTTAGATTTTGAAGATTTTATTAATGAAAAACTTGGCATACATGACGATGTTTTGATTTTATCTAATTTTTATAAATTATATTTGTTAGCTAACATATGTGTCTCTATTTCTGGTTTTAATTTGACATTTTCTAAAAATTCGGCGGTATGTAGATATATTTTATTATCACCATCAAAATTGTAAAGTTCAACTAATTTCTTAATATCAAATATATCTTCAACATCATTCAATCCGGCCTCAGAAAAATCAGTATGTATGTGATTTATTAAAAAATTATTCCTATCTTTTTTATTATTAAAAGCATAAACAGTTGGATTATCATTATCATCAACATCATAAACGACATATAATTTTTTATTTGTATTTTCAAATAGCTTTAAATGTTTCATAATAATTTTTTATCATATATATAAAAAGTTAGGAGATGAAAAATATAATATATAAAACTACATAGTAAAAGAAAAGAAGATGGAATATTAGATTTAATGAAAAATTAAATTTGCCGTATATTTGTGATTGTGGTAAAATCACATTAAAAAAACGAATTTTATGTTAAAAAATATAATAAAAACAATAATTTATTTCTTAATTCAATTAATAGAAAAATATGAATTTAGAAATTTTAATCCTAATGAAGAAGACCTAATGAAGAAATTTGTTAATACTATCTTTCTTGAAAATGAATTGTTAGTTGAAACCGATTATGGAATGGTTCCAGTAACTGAAATAAATATAACTCAACCCTTTCAACGATATAGATTGGAATTAGAAAATGGTTTATGGTTTGAAGGCGCTGACACACACATACTATATTGTGAAAATCATGAAACAAAAATGTTAATTGATTTAACTATTAATGATATTATTTTAACGAAACAAGGTCAAAGTAGAGTAAAGAAAGTTGAAAAAGTTTATGGAAAAACAAGCATGTTTGATTTATCCATAAACACACCAGAAATGAGTTATTATACAAATGATATATTATCACACAATACAGTTTCAGCAGCAATAGTAATTTTACATTTTGTTTTATTTAATGATGAGAAAGGTGTTATGATTGTTGCTAATAAAGGCAAAACAGTTAAAGAAATTATTAGAAAAATTAAAGATATTTATAAATTATTGCCATTTTTCTTAAAGAAAGGTGTTACGAACTGGAATGAAACACAAATTGCATTTGAAAACAACTCTAGAATTCAAACAGAAAATAGAACAAAAGATCCATCAATTGGATTTACGATAGATCTGTTATATCTGGATGAGTTTGCACATATTCCTGATAATTTTATTAGAGATTATTATGGTTCTATTGTACCAGTTGTATCTTCAGTTGATAATTCTAGAATTATAATTACATCAACTCCAAATGGTTATAATATGTTTTGGGAGTTGATGACTGCTGCAGAGTTACCGGATGAAGATCCAATGAAAAATCCGTATAAAGCGATGAGGGTATATTGGACGCAAGTAGAAGGTAGGGAGGATACTAAAATTAAGATGGTTGATGCTAAATTAAAAAAATATAATTTTTGTAAATCGTCTGTTTTAAGGGAGATAAGAGAAAAATATGATGTTACTCTTTATAAGAAGCATGTTGGTGATGATATTCTTGATTGTGTTAAATATCATGTTGAGGATGAAAAAACTTATATAGATAATATCAGGAAAATTCGCATATCTGGCATACCGTTACCTGAGATTGCGATTGTTTCTAATTGGCAAGAAGAGGAATCTAAACTTTTAGGTTCTCCAGAAAAATTTGACCAAGAATATGGATTACATTTTGTTACAGGTGATAAAATTCTTTTTAACAAGGAAACTATTGATTTATTAAAGAGTAAACAATTACCATTTGATTATATTGAATTTCAAAAATTTAAAAAATTGAATATTCCTTATGATTCACTTAAATTTGTTAGGGATCTAAATTTATTTAATCCATTAAAAGCAAAAGATTATTATATTTTAATTTCGGTTGATTTATCTGAAGGATTAGCTAAAGATTATTCTGTTATAAACATATTTAGGTTAGTTTTAAGAGATAAACAGGAGATAGAGAAGTACAAGTATGATAATTTATATGACCTATTCAAAATTGAGCAAATTGGTTTATACCGAAATAACGTATATTCAATTAGAGAAATTGCACATATTTTTTATATGATTGCTTTTGAGTTATTTAATCCTGAAAAAGTTAAGGTTGTATTAGAGTATAATACTTATGGCTCTGAACTTATGGCACATTTGCCTAATGTTTTTGATGGTGTAAATGATTATTCAAATTCTGTTTTTTTAAGATATAAACACAACAGGGAGGATATGGTTTCTAAAATTGGTCTTAAATTAACAAAAGATAAACATCTTATTGTGGATAAAGAGTTTCAACAATCAATCAGAAACAGAAAAATGATATTACATAGTGATATTAATATTTCTGAAATAACAACTTTTAGTAAACATGAAACAAGTGCAGGAAATGTAAGTTATCGAGCAGAAAGTGGAAATGATGATGTTGTTATGACGACTATAACATTATCAACATGTTTTGATAATGTTGGTTATAAAAATTTGGTTGATATGTACACCAATAATGATTTACAAGGTGATGTGTTACGATATGTTGAGGGTATCACGATGAATAGTAATAAATCAACTGGAATTGTTAGTTCTTATAATAAGGTGTATAAAAAACGACCAGAAAGTTTGAGTAACCTGAGATATCCATCAAGATAAACTATTACTACACTAAAAATGTAGTCATTTATTTCCATTTTATTTTTTATAAACATAATTATATTTTTACCATATAAAAGATAAAATATAGTTTTTTATGTCAGTATCTCACAAATTTTCAATGTCACTTGGTCAACTCACTTTTTTTTTAGATAAAGTTCATGATCTTACAACAATAGACGAAGAAATTTTAATAAAAATAGATAAAGACAATTTACTCTTATATGCAATAGTAGGTGAAAAAATGAATGTAAATGCGTTCAAATCTTTTGTTTTTAAAACTGAAGAAATTTTTTCGTTTGATGATCAACCAGAAACAGAATTAAGATTTATTGTCCAAAATGGTAATAAGTTTGAAAGTACACTTAAAAATTATTTAGATTTTAATGAAAGTTTAGAATGTGAATTCTTTATGAATGATAACACATATTCTGACAATTTACTATTAAAAAATTCAAAATTAAGATTAAGTGTTGGTGGTGGTGATCCACGAGGTATGAACACCACAATATCTGTTGATAAAATTAAAAGTACAATGAATAAAGATAATATTGATTTTCAATTTGTTCTTGACAAGAGTTCATATACTAAAATTAAAAAAATTGCATCTATTGATACGGAAAATGATATATTAACCTTAATGATTAATGAAAATAAATTATCAATTGGTGAAGGTAGTTGGGATTTACATATTTGTGATATTGTACATGAAGATTTATCAATAACTTATCCAAAAAAATATTTCAAATCAATAACATTTACAGAAGAAGAAATTAATGTTTATGTTTTTGATACATTTTTATTGGTGGATAATAAAAATACTAATTTATTAATAGCATTAGAATTAACAGTATGAAAAAATTAAAAAATGAGATTGTAAAATATGATAGTACCAGCTTATATCTATAAAGATGAGATAAATAAACTCTACGCCCAAATTTCAATGGACGATAAATATAAGTTCATGCACTACCAAAACTATTTTAGTTTCAATCTTAAAATAGATGATAGTTCATGGAATCAATTACAAGTGGTATCGGTATTGGATAATGAAATTATCGGTTTCTTTTCTGCATCATTCAATAGAATACATAATAAAGCCGAACAATTATTTACGTGGTCATACGGAACTGAACTGATGATAGTGAAACTAAAATGCTCACTTGGATGACCGATTATGCTGAATTCTATGATAAACTCTTTAATAAATTTAATGTAAGAAAAATAGAATATTCTACTATTGTGGGCTCACCAGCAGAAAAATTAAATGATATTATGATCAAAAAATTTGGTGGAAATATTATTGGTATTAAACACGATTCAATTAAATTATCAGACGATAAATTATATGACCTTAAATTATATGAAATATTTAATCACAATTACCAAAAATCATGAAAAAGCCTCATAAGAGGCTTTTTTCTTGTGCGCGACCATAAGTGATATAATTAAAAAATTAAAAATGGACGGATAGAGGAGATTCGAACTCCTGTCTTCGGTTTTAGAGACCGACATTAAACCACTTAACTACTATCCGATTTTTGCATTCAATATTAATCTGAATGCAAAAGTAAGGAATTATTTCTTAATAAAAAAATTCATTTTGGTCTTGTAAAAATCACCTTTTTCCAATTTGTAAATACTCAAAAGACGATCTGCTTCATTTTTGGCTGTTAACCACTCTTTTCTTGCCTTTTGAATTTTTTCCTCCTTTAAGGAAATCTTAACCTTTACTCTTTCAACTTCAAAATACTTTGATAATAAGTTTAAGAAGGTATTAATTTTCTTTAAAGAAGGATTTTTTTCAACCCAGTAACAATACTTCTGAATTTTTTTTAATTGATTCTTGGAAAAATCTTTCCATCTCAAATTATAATACTTGTCAATATTACCTGTTAACTGATAATCGTTTTTCTTGATTATATTCTTGATATTATCAATAGTTTTGTTGATAATGTTTATAATCTCACTCTTATTGTATGTATATTCAATACCTGATTTTACTGTTGTTTCCATAATTTTTGTTTTATTTTTTGTTTATTATTAATTGTTGTTTAATTCGACATCAAATTTTGTTCATGTCGGATATTTCTAAAATATCCGACATATTATGAAAACCTTTTAGGGCGGCTTTATC